ACCCTAATTTTGTATTTGATGCGGGTGATTGGGATTGGTGCCCCGCTTGGAAAGGTACCCCTAACCAGCATATATGTCAAAAATCAATTACTGTAGATCAAGTATTTGAATCTTTACCCTTATGAAAAAAGTTTTAATTAAAATAGAATCTAATGCTTTAGGAGATACTATTATATCTATGCCTTATATTGAAAAATATAGACATGATAATAATTTAGATGTTTATGTAAAATTAAACCCTAAATTTTATTTTTTATTTGAATTAAATTACCCTAACTTAAAGTTTGTAGATAGTGAAGAAGGATTTGAAGAAATTATACCAATTCATTATAACTTTCTTAAAAATATTCAAGAAGGATTTGCTCATGATTTAGGTTTTAAGAACTGGAAATATATAAAACCTAATATAACATTAGAACCTAAACAACGACCTATTAAAGGTAAATATGTCACTATAAGCGTACATTCAACCTCCCAACTAAAATATTGGAACCATCCTAATGGAAAACCATCCCAATCTAACCCTCCATATTGGACTGAACTATGTAACTATATTCGTAAGCAAGGGTATACTCCTGTAGTAGTAGAACGTGATGAATTTTTTGGTTTACCTCCTTATTTTAATGGGTTACCTAACAAAAGCAATAAAAAAATTAAACTATCTTTAGAAGATACAGTTAACTACATACAACATTCTGAATTCTTTATAGGAGGATCATCAGGCTTATCTTGGTTAGCTCATGCTTTAGGAAAAAAAGTAGTTATGATTTCTAATTTTACTGAAGATTGGCATGAAATGCCTCTATCAGACCTAAATTATAAACGAATTACTAATAAATCAGTATGTCATGGATGTTTTAATAGAGTAGGTGTTGATTTTGAATTTGATGCTGGTGATTGGTATTGGTGTCCTTTACATAAAGACACTCAACGTCAATTCGAATGTCATACTTCAATAACTCCTGAAATGGTAATAGAACAAATTAAAGATTGGATAAAATGAAAATAGAAGTATCACTAGGAGAAATAGTAGATAAAATCACTATTCTTCAACTTAAACAAAAACATATTACAGATAGTTCTAAATTAAAAAATGTTGAAATTGAACTAAATGAATTAACCCCTTTATTAGAAATTATAATTACTACTCCATTTTTAAGTACCCTTTATAATTTATTATATGATACAAATCAATCCCTTTGGATTATTGAAGATAAATTACGTGAAAAAGAATTAAACCAAGAATTTGACCAAGAATTTATAGAACTAGCCCGCTCAGTGTATTATACCAATGATGAAAGAGCAGCAATTAAAAAAGATATTAATACCGCTTCTGGGTCTAAATTAATTGAAGAAAAATCATACAAAAATTACACTAATAAAAATAATTAAATATTTATTAACATGGAAAAAGTGTTTTTAACAAAAGAAGAAATAGAATCTCTTCAAGTTACCCAACAAACAGAATCAAATTTAATTCAACAGTTGGGACAAATTGAGTATCAAATTCAAATTCTTAATATTCAAAAAGAAACCCTAAAAACTAAAATTTCTAAATTCCAATCCGAAAATATAGCAATAGGAAAAGAATTACAAGAAAAATATGGGGACGGAAGTATAAACATAGAAACCGGAGAGTTCACTAAAACAAATTGATTTTTGAGTCTCTCTTGAATATTTATAATAAAATAATAACCCCACATAACAATGGCAGAAACATTAGTATCACCTGGTGTATTAGCAAGAGAGAATGACCAGTCATTTATCACGCAGCAACCTGTTCAAGTAGGTGCTGCTATTGTAGGTCCTACAGTAAAAGGTCCTGTAGAAGTACCCACACTTGTCACCTCATATAGCGACTACCAGAATAGATTTGGCACAACATTTGATAGTGGTAGTGAAGTATATTCATATTTTACTTCAATTGCCGCTTACAATTATTTTAATAACGGTGGAAACACTTTATTAGTAACAAGAGTAGTTTCTGGTTCAGCTAATTCATGGCAATATGCTTCTGCAAGTATTACAGCAGGTGCAACTGTAGGTGATATCGCTGCTACAGCTAGTATGAATCTTGGTATAACTATTGGATTTGGTACAAATACTGATGATGAATTTAGATTTGCATACTCAGGTACTACTTATAGATTTGTAACAGCTGATCCTGCTGGTGGTTTACCTGCAGACCAAGCTCCTTTATATTTCTTAGCTACAGGTTCAACATCAACAGCTTATGCAGGTTTATTAGAAACTAAAATTGATGCTGTATTAAGTTCTCTTATAGACGCTACTAATGAAGGATCAGGTGTATTATCAGTTACAGCCTCAGCAGCAGGTACTGGATTTAATGGTGTAATATTCCAAACCGGTTCTTCTAGTACATTTAGCACTGCAGCTACAGCAGGTGGTGGTACAGATATTACAACAACTGTTACTTCATTTGTATTAGAAGCTATTGATAAAGGTGTAATTTGGAATAACTCAGGATCAATTTTATCAGGGGGTGCTTTAGCATCTGGTTCAGTTGATAACGTAAGATGGCAAATTGTAACAGCTAACACATCCTCAGGAACTTTCTCATTAGTAATTAGAAGTGGTAGAGATACTAACAATAATCCATCTGTTTTAGAAACTTGGAATAACTTATCATTAGACCCCAACTCAGATAACTTTATCTCTAGAGTAATTGGTGATACTAAATTTAATTATAACGATAGTGAAATCTACTTAGAAGTATCTGGTTCTTACCCCAATGCTTCAAGATATGTAAGAGTTAAATCAGTTACAACTACTCCAAACTACTTAGATAATGCAGGTAATGCTAAAGATATCTATACTGGATCTATTCCAAATGTAGGTTCAGGCTCAATCGGTGGTGCATTTCAAGGTGGAGTAGGTTCAAATATTTCAAAGTATACAGATGGTGGTAACTATTATGAATTAGCAGGTAACAACTCTGGATTTATAACAGGTGTTACTCAAGGTTTAGTAGGTACAGATTACAGCAATATGTTAAATCTTCTTTCTAACCAAGATGATTATCTATTTAACGTATTACTAACCCCAGGCTTATTTAATAGCAAACATTCATCTCAAACTACTACAGCTATTAATAATACACAGGGTAGAGGTGATAGTATTTATGTTCTTGATCCTGTAACTTATGGTTCTACAATAACAGCAACGACTACTCAAGCAGCTTCTAGAAATACTTCTTATGCAGCTATGTACTGGCCCTGGTTACAAACCATCGACCCAGATTCAAGTAAAAACGTTTGGGTACCAGCTTCAACTATGATTGGTGGTGTATATGCTTATAACGATAGCGTAAGTGAACCATGGTTTGCCCCAGCAGGTATTAATAGAGGCGGTTTAGGTAACGTAATTCGTCCTGAAAGAAAATTAACTCAATCTAATAGAGATACTTTATACCAAGAAAATATCAACCCAATTGCTTCATTCCCTGGAACAGGTACTGTAGTATATGGCCAAAAAACATTACAACGTCAAGCCTCAGCTTTAGACAGAGTAAATGTTAGAAGATTGTTAATTTCTCTTAAAGGATATATTGGTCAAGTTGCTCAAAACTTAGTATTTGAACAAAATACAGCAGCAACAAGAAATAACTTCTTAGCAGCAGTTAACCCATACCTCGAATCAGTACAACAACGTCAAGGTTTATACGCGTTTAAGGTAGTAATGGATGATTCAAATAACACTCCAGACGTAATTGATAGAAATCAGCTAGTAGGTGCAATTTACTTACAACCAACTAGAACAGCTGAGTTTATTATCCTCGATTTCAATGTATTACCTACAGGAGCTACTTTCCCAGCATAAAAACTGAAAAAGTGAATATTTATAATAGAATAAATTAAATAACAATGGCAGTATTAGATCCTAACGAAATATTTTTTACAGCGTTTGAACCAAAACAAGCGAACAGATTTATTATGTATATGGATGGATTTCCAGCTTACATAGTAAAAGGTGTAGGAGCTGTAACTTTAACCCAAGGCGCAGTAGCTCTTAACCACATTAACGTTCAACGTTTTGTGAAAGGTAAGTCAACTTGGGGAACTATTCAGTTTACATTATTTGACCCTATTACACCTTCTGGTGCTCAGGCAGTAATGGAGTGGGTACGTTTACACCACGAATCAGTAACAGGTAGAGATGGTTACTCTGATTTCTACAAGAAAGACTTAACATTTAATGTATTAGGCCCTGTTGGTGATATCATATCAGAATGGATTATTAAAGGCGCTTTAATTACTGATACTAATTTTGGTGATTATGGTTGGGATACTGAAAATACTGCTGTTAATATCACAATGACAGTTCAACCAGATTACTGTATCTTAAACTTCTAATAAGAAAATTACATATTTTTGTAAAGAGAGCTTGGCTATGTCAAGCTCTTTTTTTATATTGATATTTATAACTAGAACAGTTTTAATAAAAAATATATGAGTTTTACATTACCCACTGAAACAGTACAATTACCTTCTAAAGGTTTAGTTTATCCCGAAGACAATCCTTTATCATCTGGAGAAATAGAGATGAAATATATGACAGCTAAGGAAGAAGATATTCTTACAAATTCTTCCTATATAGCTGATGGAACGGTATTAGATCGTTTAATGAGTTCACTTATTGTATCTAAAATTAAGTATGATGATTTAGTAGTGGGTGATAAGAATGCTATTATGGTAGCAGCTCGTATTTTAGGTTATGGTAAAGATTATACTTTTAATCTTTCAGGAAAAGAGTATACAATAGATTTAACTACAATTGAAAATAAACCTATAAACGAAAAAATCTTAGTTAAAGGTCAAAACGAATTTCCATTTACTCTCCCTAAATCAGGTAATGAAATTACTTTTAAGTTTCTTACTCACAAAGATGAGATGGATATTAAAAAAGAACTAGATAGTCTTAAAAAAATTAATGATGAGGCTTCTGCTGAGTTAACTACTCGTTTATATTATATGATTACTTCGATTGAAGGATCTAGAGAAAAAAAATCAATTAAAGAATTTGTTAGTAATTATTTATTAGCAATGGACTCAAGAGCTCTAAGAGAGTATATTACAGAAATCCAACCAGACGTAGATCTGTCTTTTTCCCCCCGAAAATCATCAAAAGATAGAATTAACATCCCAATTGGGGTGGACTTTTTTTGGCCTGACTTCGGAAAACGTTAAGCAACATAGAGTTAATATTTTTACTGAGATTCATGAAATATGTTTTCATGGTCAAGGGGGGTATTCTTGGAGTGAAGTTTATAATATGCCTGTTTGGTTACGTAGATTTACTTTTAAGAAAATTCAAGATTATTATGATAAACAAAGTAAATCACTTAAAGAATCTTCTAATAAACAATCAGTAATTAACTCTGATGGTACTGTAAAACCAGGATTCGCTACATCTAAAACACCTCCTAAATATAAATAAAGTTTTATTTTTTAATATTTATAGCCAAATAGCTATATGGCAGACGATTATAGAAGAGATAGGGAAAGCCAAGAAGAATTAAACAGGGCGACGCAAGCTAATCTTAGTTATATGCAAGCTCAAACTAGGCAATTAGCTGAACAGGCTAATTTGTCTAGAACTATCCTTGATACCTTAAAAGAAGAGTTAGGAATTCGTACTCGTAGAAGTACGGAAGAAGCTGATCTTTTAGAGATTAATAAACAGATTACTAAAGAAATTACTAACCAAAAATTTGGCCTTAGTACTTCTACTAACTTACAAAAGCAATATTTAAGAAATGAACAATTAATTCTTAAAGCTAAACAAATTCAATTTACCCTTGAATCTAATATAGCACCAAAAGAACAGAAAAGAGCTGAAAATGCTGCTCTATATTTTATCCAATTAAGTGAACAACAAAAAATAATAACCGAGTTAGAAAAAAATATTAGTGAGGGCATATCAAACGACTATCAATCTTTAGCTCTAAAAAAAGATGAACAAGCCCAAGCAGAGCAAGCATTAAATTACGTATATAAACAATTAACTGCTGATGGTAAACGTTTAGCTCTTACTAAAGCTCAAGTTCTTGGTTTAGGGGAAGTAAATAAACAAAGACTTAAAGATCTAAAAATAGCCAAACAAATAGAAGATAGTCTTGGGGTTACAGGACGCCTTCTTAATTTTATAGGTTCTGCACCCGGCATAGGAAAATTTGCTTCCGATGCTTACCAAGCCGTAATAGATGAGCAAAAATCTCTAAAAGAAAATGGAGAGCAGCTTATGGATCTTAGGGAGTTTATTTTGTTTGGATCCTACAAATTAGGTGAAAGTATTAGAGATACTTTTCTTAACGAAGACGATGTTACTTTGGGTATTCTCTTTTTTAGAGAAATGGCAATACAAACAAAGTTAGCTGATGAAAGACAAACTTCTTTACAAAAACAATTAGGAATTAGCAGAGGAGAAGTAGCAGGTATTAATTTTGATTTCAAATTAATAGCAGCTTCTTCATTAGATACTTATCTTACTACAGGCAAATTATTAGAAAGCTTTCAAGCATTTTCTGGACAGTTAGGGTTTGCCGTTGACTATAGTGGTCAAACTTTAGAAACATTTACCACACTAAATAAAAGGTTAGGGCTATCAGTTGAACAAGCCACAGCATTGACTTCATTATTAAAACTACAAGGTAATAATACTGAAGATCAGTTAGAAAATTTAGTAAAGCAAATTGGAGTTTTTAATACTCTAAATGGTAAAGCTTTTAATACACAACAAATTCTTCAAGATATAGCAAATACATCAGCAGCTATACAAGTATCTTTGGGATTAAGTACTGAAGAATTAACAAATGCTACTTTACAAGCTAAATTATTAGGGTTAAATTTAGAACAAGTAGACAAAGTAGCTGATTCTCTTCTCCAATTTGAAACTTCTATTGAAAATGAATTAAAAGCTGAGTTATTAATTGGAAAAGAATTAAATTTAGAAAGAGCTAGATTATTTGCTATTAATAATGATTTAGTTAGGTTAGGTGAAGAATTAGAAAGACAAAATATTAATTTCTTTGAATATTCTAATCTTAATAGACTTCAACAAACAGCATTAGCTGAAACTATAGGAATGAGTAGAGAAGAAATGTCTCAAATGCTTCTCAGTCAACAAAGACAATTAATGACCAATGAAGAGATAGCAGCTCAATTATCGGGTCAAGAATTATCTAATTTCAAACAACTTACTTTCCAAGAATCCCTTAATACGGCTTTAGAAAAAATGAGGGATATTTTCTCTACTATAGCTGAAGGTCCTTTAGGAGTAATAGCTGGTTTTTTTGCAGATATATTAAGCAATTCTTATGTTATTAATTCTTTACTAGGAGCTATGGTAGGTTATCTTACAATAGCTACTTATAAAAGTAGTATATTACTAGCAAAAAGTATAGCGCAATCTATTGCTGCTATATTTGCTGGAAGTTTCAAAATGGGTCCTGTAGGTCTTGCATTTGCTGGTGCCGGCGTTGCAGCCCTACTTACAGCTATAGCCTCAAGTTCAAGTGTTGCTAAATCCGTAAATGATGCTATTATATCACCTAGTGGGGAAATCATAACAACAAACCCTGACGATTACCTTATAGCAACCCAAGACCCAAAAGGTTTAGCTACATCTATGTCTAAAGGACAAACCGGATCTAACAAAATCGAACAATTACTTGAACAAATTTTAATGAAAAATTCAAATGTATACATGGATTCTTCAAAAATAGGATACGCTGAAGCATTTAGTTATAGCAAAATGTAAGCTACAATATTTATAATAAAAACATAATATCATGGGATTAAAAGACTTATTACAAAACCAAGGTTCAAATCTAACTAAGTATAATGGTGTTACTCCTCCAACCCTACCTGGAGCTAGTAGTCAATCTAAATTACATAATGAGTATTCAATTAATGGTAACCCATTAGTTAAAAGTACTATGACTATATCTCCATCAAACTTAGATTTAGATGGTATAACCCCACCTAAATACACAGATAACCTACCGGGATAATAAATGCCTATACTTGATCTAAAAACTAACCTCAAATCTTTAAGATTTGGACAAGATAGACCTGGAAGTGGGACAAGTGCTTATACTTCTAAGGTATTAGCTCCCCTTTCACCTAATAAGTCTGAATCTTTTGATTTACCTTTATCTGAAATTGGCCAAACTGGTGGTACTGATTTCATTATAAGAGGAGGTAAATATGCTTATCTAGACTCTCGAAAAGATGCTTCCCGTATAAGAAGACTATTTACAGATACTAATACGGGAATAAGCTTTTTAGCTAAACAAGAAGCTTTAGGTTTAACAGGTCAAAGATATGGTGCTGGAGGTCCAACTTTAGGACTGCAAGCCGAAGGAGTATACTCATCTCTAAATACTATTTTACAGGTAGGAACAAATGCTTTTGGAATACATGGCAATAAACAAGGTATAAATCCATATCCTACTAGTATTTTTGGACTAAATCTTAACCAAGGGGGAAGACCTACTTATTTAGATTATGTATATGGCTCATTAACCTATCCTACTCCTGCAGAAAATCCTGTTTTTAATAGATTAGTACACCTTTC